CTTTGGTCTTCAGTTATATTTATATTAGTGTGTTGGGTCCATTCGGACCAATTTTGTATGCCAATATTAAAATCATGTACAAGCCTAAGCCATGGTGGTTGGCATTTCCACCACTGCTCGGTAACCAATGCACAATCATCATTTACCTCCTTCCATTTTTCTACTATCTCACTAAAAGAAACATTTAAGACATTACAGAACCTCAATAAATCATGTTTGCTAGCTATTATACGCAACTTTCGGCGTGAATCTTCATAAAACTGACGTCCATGAAATTTAGCTTCGAACAAGAAATTATCTATACACTGACCTGTCAAAAATTCAAGTGATACTGTGCGCGGAGGTACATGGCACATTAAACACTTAAACATGCTTTTCTTTAGCAAGGGGGCCACTACTACCCCAAAATCCTTATTGTATGACATCTTTCTTTTAAGGAACTCGACGTCATCTAATTTGTAAAACTTGCGACGCGATGTAGTGTTCTTTTTCTCCATATCAGTGCCTCGAATGCCTAAAGCATCCCAAGCTTTAAGTACTGCTGATACAGTAAAGAAATTCGCGTCGGGGTGAACATTTGCAATAGAGTCATCTCCATAGACTCTAAGAGTGACAAGCTCTACAAACGTTCTAGGTCCATTATACATATAATAAAAAGCCATTCGATAATAAGTAGAATTAATAAGGCAACCCAGCATAGAAGTCAAAGGAGTACCAGAAGGTAATAATCCTGACATACATACCAAATCTCCATGAACATCTATCAACGGAAATAATAACATGTGCTTAAGCACTGCTAACCTATTAGTATATCTTCCATCTTTATTACATACCTCATTAAACGGCTTAAAAAATATATCAATGCACCCACTAAGTACTTCAAACATCACAGTTGCATCCATATTAGCAAGATCTAATGCTATCATTCTATTCTTACCATGTTTAGTAATTTCTAACACAAACTTGGTCCAATCTGTAGAATGAGCATTTATTCCAACTACAATCTCTGTATACTTAGTATTCATACAGGCATATCTACACGTGGTTAGTGCAACTCTACGTAACACTAATTGTATAATAGTGCTAGCCATAAAGAAAGATCTCAGCTTACCTATAGCTGCTTTATCTTCTTCTGTAGCCTGCAATTTAAGTTGTTGTACTACTATATCTGGTGTAATTATACCTCTGTCCATTTGATCCTCGTAATGTGCTACTTCTTCCAGGACCCAAGGATCAAAAGTCCACGATCCATCAGTAGCTTGGGTAGCATACAAGCTCTTGCTACCTTGTTTTCCTCCTCCCATTGCCGTCGACATGTTAACACCTCCAAGAAATTTCTTCCCCGTAACTCCATTCACTATCTCAAAATCATTTAATACTCTTATTTGATCACGCCAATAGGTATTTTGTCTAAGAGGAGCCATAAACTGATTTTCTAAATCTTGTTGTGCCACTCGTAAGATATTCATATCTCTAACAGTTGTTTTTTTAGAATACGCTCTTATTAATTGTCTTACTCCATGTCTCTTATCACCTCCAAATTTAAAAGGAGGTGCTACAAAGGAGTAATCAACTTTAAATTCAGTCTTGACATCTTCACATATGGGAGTGTAAACAACTTTATCATTAAATGAATATCTCTGAATAGCAGAACCCAAGAGTTCCACACCATCTAACCTATCTGTAGTATCCAAAAACGGATTGTGTCTATATATATCAGGAATATAATTAGGGAGTTTCTCAAAATCTAAACCACTTTGAATCAACAACCCATTAGTAAAGTGTTGAACAGATGCTTCTAAATCTTGTTTAAGAACACAACAAGCAACACTAAGCCGAGTCTTTTCATCACCTCCTACATGAATTCCTAACACACTAGATACTTTTCTACTTTCATCAACTAACACAGCGCCGCACAATCCCATAAAGTTATCACTATAATAGTAATAACCCGAGAAAGGCTCCGTCGAATTAGTAGCATTGCTACTGTACGAAATGTTAGTTGCATCCAGTTTAGACGGTTGACCTAATGTCTTCCTATAAACAAGACGTCCAACTACAGGTGTTGACATATGTTCTGTAGGAAATGAATCAAGGATGTCTTTAGTACGCATATGATCCATTGCCTTTTCAACATAAACAACGCATAAATCTCCAGGTAATTTGAACACCATCCTCTCACACAGTTGGAATTCAATAATAGCATTACCTGGAAAATCATAGCTAGAAATCTCTGTCTTCAGACATTGCAA